CGGCGAGGCCGAGCCCGAGACGCCGGTCACGCGGTGGTATCGCGACGTGCGGCGTGTCGAGTGGCCGGAGCCCGGCGGCGCATGCGACCTCCCGGACGGCGTCCCGGCGGCTGAGGTCGCGCGGTGGCGTCGCAGAGGAGGGAGGTAGGTAGGGATGCCTGGCTGCCCCAAGCGGCGGGAGCGCGAGCGGCGGGAGCGACGGATGTGGGCCTCGGCTGAGGGGACTGCCCCGGCCTCTGCGCCCGCTGAGGCTGCGCCGGCGTCGCCGTCGGTGTCGATGGGCGGTTTGGCGGGGTTCTCGGCGCGGCAGTGGGATGCGGTAGACGCCATCGAGCAGGAGGGCGCGCGGTACGTGCTATATGGGGGAGCGATGGGAGGGGGAAAGTCATATTTGCTTCGCTGGTATTGCGTTAGGCGACTGCTCTGGCTGGCTTCCCGCGGGCTGACGCAGGTGCCGGTGATGCTCGCGTCAGAGGACTACCCGACGCTGAGGGACCGGCAGATCGCCAAGGTCGTGGCCGAGTTCCCGGCGTGGCTGGGGCGGCTGTATTCGGATCATCGCGCATTTGGGGCGGCGTTTGTGCTCGATGCGCGGTACGGCGGCGGCGCGCTGTGCTTCCGCAACCTCGACGATCCGGCTAAGTACGCTAGCGCAGAATTCCCTTTGGTTTGCGTGGATGAGCTGACCAAAAACCCGCCGGACGTTTTTGACGCGTTACGCAACCGCTTGCGGTGGCCGGGGCTGCCGGATCTTGACTGCGTTTTTCTGGCCGGCAGCAATCCTGGCGGGGTCGGTCATGGGTGGGTCAGGGCGCTGTGGCTGGACGGTCTGTACGCGCCGGAGTGGGCCGGGCATGAGGGGGAGTTTGCGTTCGTCAAGTCTCTGGCGAGTGACAACCCGCACGTTGACAAGGGATATACCGAGATGCTGGGGACGCTGCCGGAGGCACAGCGGCGGGCGTACCGGGACGGGGATTGGGATGTGTACATCGGCCAGGCGTTCCCGGAGTTTTCGACGGCGACGCATGTAGTGGACGGCGGGCCGGTTCCGGCTGGTGCGGCAGTGATTATGAGCTATGACTGGGGATTTGGCAAGCCATACAGCGTGATGTGGTGGTGGGTGGATGGCGACGGTCGGTTGTGGGGGTGCGGCGAGCTGTACGGTGCTGTGCCTGGTGGGCGTGATATCGGATTGCGGCAGAGCGATAGTGAGGTAGCGGCGTGTGTGCTGAGGGAGGAGCAGCGGCTGGGTGTTGCTGGGAGGGTGGGGTTAAGGCTGTGCGATCCGACTAGTTTCAACCGCCAGGCTGACCCGCAGGGCGGGGGTCAGCGTCCGAGCACTGCGGAGACGTGGGCCAGGTCCGGGCTGATTTTGACACCTGGCGATCCGTCGCGGCGTCAGAAATTGAGGCAGATGCACGAGCGGTTGCGGCGTCCGCGTGATGGGTCTCTGCCGATGCTGGTTGTGTACCCGTGCTGCCGGGATTTCATCCGGACACTGCCGGTGATCCCTGTGGACCGGAACGACCCGGAGGAGATAGACACGAAGAGCGAGGACCACGCGGTCGACAGTGCATGTCTCGTGGTCCAGTCGCGTCCGTTGCTGGTGTCTGGTATGGTTGGCGGTGTTGGGGTGGCGGGTGTAGGTTCTGGTGTGTGTGTTGGTGGTGGCGGTCTGGCGGAGTTGGGCTCGGTGTAGGCGGAGGGTCAGGCGATGAGTAAAGGTGTGTTGGTTTCGCCGCGGCGGTCTGTGGAGTTGGTCACGGCTGAGTCTCCGAAGATTGGGAAGTGTTCTGATGCGAAGTGCCGGCGGTGTGCGCGTCGTGTGGAGTGTGCGGCGCTGAATCGTGCGGCTGGGCATATGAAGGGCGGTGCGTGATGGCTGGTGAAATCGGTTTGGATGGTGTTCGTCGGTATACGCGCGATTGTGTACGGCGGTTACTGTGCGATGGCTGCAGGTGCGGGTGTCTGGTGGTGTCGGATGCGCTTGGGCGTCAATGTCACAAGCTGAACGATGAGATGGTTTTGTGTAATTCGTCGCGGTGGATGAAGATGACAGAGGCTGATGCGGAGATGGAAGAATCCATACGCTCCACGGCTGAACTAGAGGCTACGGTAAAAGGCCTTCGTGGCGTTGTGTGGGATACGGCGAAGTGTGCCGGGAAGGGCGGTGCGTGATGTCGAAGCGGAAGCGTTACACGTTGGAAGGGGTAGCTGTGATGCTGGAGGGTGCGAAGTGGGAGGTAAAGACGACGCAGGACGCTGGCGGGGGAGTGCGTCAGTATTTGGCGAAGGACGGGGAGTTGGTGTGCGCGTTTCAGGTTCAGGCTGGGAAAGCCGCGTTGCTTGTGGGTGATGGGACGGTGTTGGCGCCGTTGATGGTTCGGGCGTTGGACAGGAGCAAGACATGACAGATACGAAGTGGACCTGCAAAGTGTGAGGTGCCCCATGAAATGTTTTCATCACAACGATGCGGATGGTCGATGTGCGGCGGCGATTGTGGCAAGATTCAAGGGGGGAATGGCCAAAGACTTCATTGAGATGGACTACAAGACGCCGGTCAATTTGACTATGGTTGGCCCGGGTGAAACGGTGTACATCGTGGACTTCAGTTTCAAGCCCGATGATTGGTGCGCATTGAAGGAGCGCACGCAGGATGTTGTCTGGATCGACCATCATAAGACGTGCAAGAACTATCCATATGCGTCTGAAAACATTCCCGGGGTAAGGGACTTCACCGACATGGGTCCGGCGGCATGCGCGTTGACATGGGACTACCTGGCGCACGACACCCACGTTCCTCGTGGGGTTTGTCTGATCGGGGACTATGATTCGTGGCGTATGGCAATGGCCCCGGACTCAACACTGTTCAGGGTTGGCGTGGAACTTGAGGATCAATCCGTAACGTCTCTATTCTGGCCGGCGCTGTTTGACGAGGCAAACGGGTGGGAACGGGCGTCCGATGTAATTGAGGCTGGGAGGGTTTGCATCCGCTACCGCGACCGCTACTGCTCGGACATGTGCAAGGCGTTTGGTTTTGAGACCGAGATTGCCGGTGTTGAGGCGTATGCGTGCAACTTGTTTCGGTTTGGGTCGCAACAGTTTGGCGAGCGCATGAAGCGGTACGAGGTCTGCATCGCGTTCGCGTTTGACGGTACTACCTTCACGTGTTCGGTGTACTCGGAACGCCCGGAAGTGGATTGTGCCGCGATTTGCCAGAGATTCGGCGGTGGCGGTCACAAGGGCGCAGCAGGATTCACATGCAGCGCGCTTCCGTTTTTGCGCAAGACGGAGTGATACGATGCCATTCCCTGCCCCCGAGAGGAATGCGTTCGACAGTGAGCGTCGCGTGTCTGTGGTGACGTTTCCTGCGGTTGGGCACAGTTACCCGTCGTCGGTACTGCCGGATGGTGAATGGGTGATGCGCGGCGCGGTGAGCTGGCCGGTGTACGAGACCCAGGCGGTTGGCGGTGTAGCGCTGTTGTGCGGGATGAGCGTGGCGCTTGGGCATTGGCTGGTGTTTCGGGAGCAGGCCTTCATGGTGATTGACCCGGTGTTGGGTCAGAAGCCTGACGGTGGCGGTGCGCGTGCGATAGTTCACGAGGGGTTGGGTGGCTGGTTGAATAAGGCCTGGTCGGCGTGGTATTGTACACAGTGGTACTGGTCGCAGGCTGAAGACGTAGCGCGTCCGTTTCGGCTGGCGGTGATTCGAAGCGAGAGTATCAAGCCTCAGCCGGTATTTGTGGAGGTTGTGGGGTTTGACCGTGCGGCGGCGTCGATGCAGATGGTTGAGTTGATCGGGAAGGGGCGGTTGCGGTTTGTGCGGGACGGTTTGGTCGCGCAGGGTCTGGCGCAGTGGCAGTCTAGCGGTGGCGGGTCAAAGGTCGGCGCGCCCGCGGCGGTGCATGCGCTGATGTGCTTGGTTGCAGGGGTTGGTCGCGCGCCGTGGCGGGACCAGAGCGAGTGAGTTGCGACGGCAAGGACAGACATAGGAGCGGCTACACCATGACGCCTGACACAACCGATGTTCGCGTGACTGAGCTTGCGCAGTGGATCGAGACCGAGCTGTACAAGCCGTGGGTCGAGAACCGCTGGTCGCTGGAGGAGAAGTGGCAGCGGAACATTGACGACTTCCGTGGGCTGAGTGCGGAGACCTGGAAGGCCGGCGAGGGCGAGGACTGGCGCAGCAAGACGCAGTTCAACATCGCGCGGACGAAGATGATAAGCGCGTTTGCGCTGGTGTGCGACCTGGTGTTGCAGGGCGGGCGGATACCGTTTCGTCTGGACCCGGACGAGGGCGAGAAGGCGCGCGCTGAGGCGTCCGGGCCGGGCGGGGTTGAGGAACTGGACAACCGCGTTGAGGCGATGACGGCATTGATCGTGGATCAGTTGAGCCGGTGCGCGGCTGATCGTGAGATGATGAAGGCGATTCTGAGCGGGTGCGTGTACGGCGAGATGTGGCTGAAGCGGTACGCGAAGACGTTCAAGACGCGACGGTTCCAGATGTCAGAGGGCACGGTCGGGGAAGGCGCGCCGGTGGAGTCGCGGCGGTACGAGGAAGTGCAGCAGGACGAGCCGGGGCTGGCGGTGAAGTACATCACGCCATGGAACCTGTTTTGGGACATGGAGGCCGAGGACTGGCGCGATGACGGCGAGGGCGTGATTGAGCGGCACTACCTAACCACGCACCAGTTGCGGAAGAAGATCGGGGACGCGTTCTACAGTGAGGACGCGATAGAGCGTGCGATAGCGAGTGCGGAGAAGCGCTGGGAGACCGGGGACACGTCGCATGTGGATGACCGGTCGCGGCAGTCGCCGCGCGAGACCGAGACGCGGAAGCGCAGCAAGACGATCAGGTTTCTTGAGTGCTGGGTGAGCGCGCCACGTAACGTGGTCGAGAACTTCGAGCGGCAGTTGATGGAGGGCGGCCTGGACCCGGTGCAGTTGCCGTTGAGCCTGGATAGCAACGAGACTCAGAGCGGGAAACAGGTGTGGGTGCACGTGTGTTTGGCGGACAACGAGGTAGTGCGGTACACGCAGATTGAGCAGGCCGACATACCGTACTACCGTAGCGTGTGGGAGATGGAACTTGACACCGCTGAGGGGCGTGGCGTAGCGGACAACGTGCATGACCTGTCGATAGCGCTGCGTGGTGCTGCGCGTGCGTTTGAGGACAACAAGAAGCTGTCTGCGAACGTCGAGACGGCAATCATCCCGATGTACTTCGAGACGATACCGAAAACGCGCGTGCCTGGCGGCATTTACAAGCTGAGCGACGCGTGTTCGGATGTGCGTCAGGCTATGATGCCGATTGTGACGCCGGACGTAGGCCAGAGTCTGCTGCTGGCGATTGAGCTGTTCCGGCAGTTGCTGGACGAGGTAAGCCAGGTTCCAAAGATCAGCCAAGGATTGAGCCCTATCGGTCAGGCCCCGGACACGGCGTACGAGGTCAGCAAACTGGCCGAGGCCAGCGGGAAGTACATTGGCAACATCACGATGAACGTGGATAACGGATTGATCGAGCCGCTTGTGATGGATTATCTGCGCTGGAACATGATGCAGGGCGGTGCTGAAGGCCAGGGCGCGTACACGGTGCAGGCGCTCGGGTTCAGCAGCTTCCAGGATCAGGTGTTGCAGACGCAGCGTTTGGTCCAGTTCTTCGGCTTGGCGATGTCGAACCCGGTCGCGTTGCAGGAGCTGAAGGTGCGCGATATCCTGGTTAGGATCGCGAAGTCGATGCGTCTGGACCCGGACGAGGTGCTGTTGACGGTGCAGGAGAAGCAGGCAGCGCAGCAACAGCAGCAGCAGACGCAAGACCCGATGGTGCAGTTGGCAATGGCCGAGAAACAGGCTGGGATACAGAAGCAGCAGGCTGAGGCCGAGAAGACGAAGATCGACGGCGGGGTCGCTGTGGAGCGCCTGAAGCTGGACCGCGCCAAGGCGGTACATGAGATGGTGCGGAACACGCCGCCGATAGATTACGGCGGGAACGGTGGCAGGAACGGCAGGAAACCCGGGATGGCAATGCCGGGAATGGTGCAACAGTAAGGAGTGACGCCGATGGCCAAAAAACGCAGCCGGAAGAAGCTTCTGACCGATGTTGTGCTCGACGCCATCGAGCGCGTGCTTGAACATGACGCGGTGAGAGTCGAGAAGTTGACAGGACGCCAGCTTGCGGCCGCCGTGCGTCAGGCGATTGAGTGCGGGGACTTCATGCGGTTCGTGGACACCAGGGCCGGCGGCGGGACACGGATTGACTACGTGCCGCGGCGCGAGCATGACAGCATGTTGAAGTTCATCAAAGACCTGAAGGTTCAGGTGTTGACGCTTCAGGCGCTTGTGGACGAGGGCGGCGAGGCCCTGACATGACTACAGGCGAGGCTGAATATCTCCTGGCCAAGTTTGCGGCCGAACTCGGTGAGCACTTCGAGGCCGTGCAGATACTGGCAACATGGCGTGATGGAGACCTGACGCACACACGTCACTCTGGTAATGGCAACTGGAATGCCAGGATGGGAATGTGCCACGAGTTCATTGTTGACGACGAAGCGAAGACTACGGCATACAGAGTGAAGCAGGAAACCGGGGAATGAAAACGCCGTTGACGCCAATCGAACGGCAGACAATGGACCGCCTGTTCTTTGACGTGCGTATGCGGGTGTCGGGGCCGGTGTCGTCGCTGGCCGGGCTGGACCTGCTGTGGGATGACCGGTACAACACGGAGAACGGGATACTGGGCTCGTTTTGGTGGGGCCGTCCGAACGAAATCTGCCTGAGCCCGGTAGGGAAGACAACCCCGGAACTGCTGCTGGGCGTACTGTTCCATGAACTGCACCACCGCTGGCAGTGGCAGACGTATGGTGTCGGGTACATACTGGCGCTGGCCCCTGGCGTTCGGCAATGGTTGCTTGAGCCGTCGGCGTACATGATTGAAGCAGAGGTTGACGCGTTGCTGGAAAGGGACGGTGCGCGATGACGAAGCGTGCGAAGGTGACGCCGTTGCGGATGCTGCCGGCGCTGTGGCTGTCTTCGGCGCGTGAACTGGAGAGGACGCTTGGCGTCGTCCGTGCGGAAAGCGTCAACCTGCGCGTTTGTAGGCGTCAACTGCTGCGTGCCTTGCGTGACTTGCCGCTGACGCGTAGCACGGCTGTTGAACGGCTGGTGAAGGCGCGGGAGGCTGGACGATGATACCGTTGCTGCTCGGGGCTGTGGTGGTGCTGGTGTTTGTTGCGGGCGTCGCGCTGGCGTGGTCGCGGGCGTACGGCGAACTGGATACGAAGTAGCGCGGCTTGACAACTCCCCGGAATAGGTGTAGGTTCTGTGGTGTTCTGAAACCTTTAGCTCACAAAGGTATGAACATCACCACCAGCCAGAATCAACCTCGACAGTGCCAGCGGGTCTTGCCCGTTGGGTGAGCCACTGTCGGGGTTTTCCATTCTACACCATGGACACAGACTCCGCCCCCCTTGAGCCGATTTACATGAAGCCGCTACGGTGGCCGACAACCTCCCAAGAATCGGCATACCTGAATATGCGACAGAACCAGAACCGGGTCATGTCCCGCACGAATCCAAATGAGAATTGGCTCGCAGACAAACTCAAAGAAGCCGGACTGAGGTTCAAGCGTCAGCGGCGATGGGGATACCGCATCTTCGATTTCTGGTCTGCGCACCTAGGAATAGCCGTTGAAAGCGACGGTCCTGAACACGACAAGGATTACGATGGATACCGGGATGAGTACAACTACCGTCGCAGCGGCATCATTGTGTTGCGGGTTCGGAACCGGAACGAAGAAGACACCGCCAAGGTAATCGAGAAAATCAAGAAGGCTCGCACGTGGAAGCAACGCAGAGAAGCAATGGGGCTACATGCTACGTCTCAACAAGAACGACGAAAATGGGTTACCGATTCTGACCATCCAGCCCCACTAGACCGATTCCCCCATATCGAACGTCCGTATTGTGCTCTATGCCGAGCGCGCCGACGCCTTGAGCCTGGAACGACTTTATGCCAACGCTGCGGACGTATCGTGAGGGAAGCAGCCAAGGTTAGGTTTACCATGGACCCGGCAAACCCTAACTATACCCTCAACAGGTTCAAGAAGGGCGCAAAACGCGCACGAAAGGCAGCGCGTAGGCATTAGACCCCATCGCCCCCCGGCCCACCCGAAGAACAGGAGACAGACTTCCATGACGGACATCCAGACTGCCGACGTTCGGGAGGATAAACGATGATGACTCTAGTGTGTATGCTTTTGGTGGCGGTGGGTATGGCGGTCGCCTTTTTTGCCTTTCTGCGGAGTATCCCTCGGTCGTAAGAACAGGAGCCCGATCCCATGACCGATAACCAGCTCGACGGCGACCCCTGCGAGGCTGAGGCCCGATCCGACATGCCGGCGCCATTGCCGCCACCGGACGATAACCGTGGCGTGGCGTACTACCAGCTTGTGGCTACGTCGTTGGTGCGGGCGTTGCGGCCTGACCTGGCGGGGATGCGTCTTCAGTGGGAAGACCTGCGCCATGTTGACCCGAACGGGATAGTCCGCGCGTTCATCCGCCAGCAGACGAAGAACCGGTAGAGTCCGCAATACTTTGCGAAGCACACATGAAGCCCCTGACTATCCAGGGGCTTTTTCGTGTCTGCCTTCTGGCCACATCTCCCCAACCTGACTTGACAATACTCGCCAACCGTATTACTGTCTCTGTCGTAGGCGCAGCGGGTACACTGGTTGTACAGGCTGTGTCCACATAGCACGGGAGAACAAGGACCGGGCAACAAGACGGGCTAGCTACCCGGTGTGTTGCTGAGCAAAGTCAACCGTCCTGCAACCTAAGCGCGACTGATGGCGGCACCGCCCCGTCCATTGGTCGCGCTTTTTGTTTGCCCGGTTCTCTCCCCTGCCGTTCAGCACCAAGCACACAGGAACGAATGAACATCGACGTTAAGCACTACGCCAAGAGCAACAGCGACCGCATTCTGTCGCTGGCGAAGGCGCGTGAGACCGGGACGGGGCGCGCGCTGCTTGAGGCGGCTGACCTGAAGATTTCAGAGGAACAGAACTCCGTGGTACGGCGTCCGCGTCGGGACGAAGCGGATATCACAAACGACCTGTACTTCCGCCTCGGCTTCATCGCCGGTATCACCTGGGTTCTGGACCTGGAAACGTCCGCGCGGCGGCTGATGCAAGGAATCGCCGGCGAGGACGCTTCCGAAGACGAAGACTACAACCCGACGCGGGAGAAGCAAGGTCTACCGGCGTGAGCGAACCCCATGCCGGTGGTGTGTGAGCAAGGAGACCTGAACCATGAGCCGCCCGACATTCCCGAACCGCGAAGAGACGGTGAACGCAGACTGGACGTTCAAGAAGAACGTGGCCGTGAAGGGCACACTGACCGGCGGCAACGTCGGCTACAAGGGCCAGGGCAAGGAGTTCTACGTAGACGCCGTGAGCGGCAGCGACGGCTACGACGGCCTGACAGCGAAGACGGCCAAGGCCAGTCTCGCCGCGGCGTACGCACTGACGACCAGCGGCAAGAACGACACCATCTACCTGCTTTCCAGCACGAGCATGATGAACCTCGCCGCGACCCTCACCTGGTCCAAGTCGGAGACGCATTTGGTCGGGGTCGGATCACCGAGCCGGATGGCGCAACGCGCCAGGATCGGGCATTCCGCCAACTTCAGTCCGCTCATCACGGTGTCCGGGGATGGGTGCTTGTTCAGCAACCTGTACATCAGCCATGGCCGTGGCAGCGCGACGAACCTGATTGCTGTCACGATCACGGGCGGGCGCAACGCATTTGAAAACGTGCACTTTGCCGGGCCGCAGCACGCTACGGAAGCCGCTGAGGCAACGTACATGACGGTGAACATCAGCGGAGCCGATGCCGCGGAAAATACGTTCGTCGGCTGCGTGTTAGGCAACAACACCATTGCTCGTTCTGCCGCGAACTGCGCAGTGAACTTCACGGGCGGCGCGCCCCGGACGTTCTTCGAGGACTGCTACTTCGTGATGATGTCCAGCGCGGCAACCCCGGTGCACGTCGCAATCGACGCCACGGGCATTGACCGATTCGCGATCTTCAAAAACTGCTTCTTCCACAGCCACGGCACGACCCTGACCCAGGCCATTGACTCGAACATCAGCGATACGACGAACCGGCAGGTGTTCATCCTCGGTGATAGCGTGTCGGTCGGTGCGACTGACATTGCGGACGCGACCGGGGACGGCACGATTTGGTTCAAGCCGGACACGGCTACCGCGAACGTGGCATTGCTCGGCGTGAACGTGGCCGTGGCGTAAGCGGGGAGGAACCGACGATGGCCAAGAAAATTGTCAAGGCGAAGATGTTCAAGACGTGCCAGTTCTGCCAAGGCAGCGGCAAGGAGCCGGTGCGCGCCGAAGATGGCACGCCGACTGAAGACGAACAGGATTGCAGCCAGTGTCTTGGAACCGGCGGCAACGAGACCGGCTGGGTTGAGATTCCCAAGGATGTTCTTGCGGAACCCTAAGCACGACAAAGCCACAAAAACAACGGAGGCGCAGATGGACGCCCAGGACAAGGCTGACAAGAACACGGAGAAAGACACCGACACCGCAGAGGCACCCGCAAGCCTGATCGACGGTAATGATGACGAGCAGGACGTAGTGACCGACGCATCCTTCGGTGACGGCTTCGACGAGGCGGCGGCAAAGGACACACCGGCAGTAAAACCGCCCAAGAGTGCGACGAAGAAAACCGCCGCGAAGAAACAGCCAGCCATGCCTGCGGCGGCTGAGGACGCGGAGCCCGAACAGGAAGACGAGGACGCAACCGGAGAGGAGGGCCAAGCAGAACCCACAGAAGACCCGACAACTGAACAGCAGACCGCAGATGCGGCGGCGAAAGCCGAACCCAAGCCAACTGCCGAAGAAGCCAGCGCCAACGAGCGCGCCGAACAGGAGTACGAGCGGCAGATGGCCGAACGCGGCACACCGGTAAAGAAGCCGGTGCCGGCCCCCGTGAAGCCGCCAGAGACCGAGAAACCAGCGGCCCCAGTCGCGCCCGCGGCAGAACCGCAGCAGGGCTTTGTCCTACCGTCCAAGTTCAAACTCGGGGACGTGGAAGTTGACTTGGAAGAAGTCAAGCGCGACTTCCCGGAAGCCGCCGCCTATGCCGAGGCCATCAAGGTCGCCGCGGAGCAAGCGATAGCCAAGCAACACGACGAACTTGTGGCGCTTCGCTATCACGTGTTGCAGCAGCAGCAGCAGGTGGAACTGGCTGAGTTCAGGCGCGCGATTGAATCGAAGCATCCCGGCGCCATTGAATTAGTGCGCACGGCCCCGTTCCAGGAGTGGATGAAGTCGCAGAAAGACTCGACCAAGTTCCTGTTCGAACAGGGTGGCGAACCCGGCGCGGATGCAGTCCTAGCGCTCTACACGGTGCATACGTCTAGGACGGCCGCCGCGGTGCATGACACCAAGGCAAAGGCCAAGCTGGACCGCCAGCAGCAGTTGCACTCCGGGACGGTCCACAGCCCCTCGACAGTGAAGACTGGCAAGACGCGGAAACCTCAAGAGGACTTTGACGATGGGTTCGACCTCGCCGCAAGTGATGACCGCCGGTGATATGACGTTCCTGCCACAGTATGGCGGCGCGACGTTCACCGTTGACACGAACGCGGAAACGCGTTGCCCGGTCTGCGGTATGAAGTTTTTCACCGGACATCTTGCGCCTGGCAGCGTGATTGAGATCCGTTGTCGCAAGTGCAAGACGTTCACGAAGTACAAGGCGGTGTAGTACCACCGACAAACCAGACCACTCGCCTGAAGACCACCGAGTCTCCGTGCGTTGCGACGCTGGAAACAGCAACCCGACAGCAGACGCTGCCGGGGCAAACCACAAGGAGACTCGAACATGGCAACGCTCAACACAACGGGAACCATCAGTTTCCGTACCAACGGGTATGCCGTTGGTCGCCTGCTCAAGCGCGCACAGCCGAATCTCGTCACTGAGCGGTTCGGTCAGATCGACCCGCAGGGCGAGAAGAAAACCAAGACGCGCAAGTTCCGCCGCCACGAGGCCATCTCGCCGGCTATCGCGCCCGTCGCCGAGGGTATTGTACCCAGCGGCGCGCAGCTCAACGTGACCGACCTTGAATGCTCGCTGGAGCAGTACGTCCAGGTCATCTGGATCACGGACCAGGTGCAGGACTTCTGCGAAGACAACGTGCTCCAGGACTCGGTGGACAACCTGAGTGTCGCGTTCAGTGAGACCATTGAACTCATCCGGTTCGCGGTACTCAAAGCCGGTACCAACGTCTTCTACGCCAACAACGTGACCAGCCGCGCCACGGTTAACAGCCCGCCGGTCCTTGGCGACATTCGTCGTGTGGTGCGCAGCCTGCGGAAGAACCGCGCGCAGACCATCAGCAAGGTGGTTGACGCCAGCGTGAAGTACGGCACGACCCCGGTCGAAGAGGCGTACTTCGCAATCATCCCGACCGAGCTTGAGTCCGACGTGCGCAACATCACCGGGTTCAGCCCAGCGAGTGAGTACGGCAATGCCCTGCCGCACGAGCTTGGCAAGGTCGAGAACGTGCGGTTCATGCTCAGCAACGTACTCACCGGCTGGTCTGCGGCTGGTGCAAGCGGCACGGTCTACCTGTCCGGTGGCGTTGCGGTCTCAACTGCGGCGTCGTGCGACGTGTATCCGATCCTGGTCTTCGGCCAGAACGCCTACGGCATTGTGCCGTTCAAGGGCAAGAACGCGGTCAAGATCATGGTCCAGAACCCCGACACGCCGAGCGTTGCCGACCCGGCCGGCCAGAAGGGCTTTGTGTCTGGCAAGATGTACCAGACGGCGATCATCACGCAGGACTTGTGGATGGCGCGGGTTGAGTGCGCGGCCACCGCGAACCCGACCTAACCCACCGCAACCCAAGCATGAACACCTGAGCGAATAGGACGAACAAGGACAAAGGAGAAAAAGACACATGAAGGTCATGGCAACATTCAACGGCACCGGTGCTGGCGTTTACCTGTGCCTCGGCTTCCTCCCGGAAGCCGCAGAACTTCGCGCCATTGAGGACGCCGATGAGGCGTACGTTGTGTACAGCAAGGGGATGCGCGCGGCGGAGCAGTCGGACGGCGTGTATTACGTCGGTTCATCTGGCGCGTTGCAGACGGCCGCCGCTACGGCAGGCACCTACCTGCAACCGTACTACGGCAACGACCTGCTCACCGCAGCGTTGCAGACCAGTGTTGGCTACGGCGAGGGCGTTTACCTCGGCTGGGACGCCATCCAGGACTACCGCGCGAACCTCACCTACGGGTGTCTCTCCACGCTGATCAACACGTGGACGCTCGGCAGTGCCGCGAACCGCACCGGGAACGTCAACGACGACACGGTGTCCAGCGGGAACCGTATCGGCGAAGGCTCGCGTATCACCATTCGCGAGACGGCGACCGGGCTGGTCAAGACCGCGACCGTTGAGGCGTGGACCGCCGGCCAGGGAATTGCCGCCAACGAGGTCACCTTGAGCGTCTCGATTTCGAGCGGCACGGTGCTCCGCATCACCGGCATGTACGACCTGGTTCCGATTGCCATCGGGAAGGTCACGCCGCAAGGCATCTACTGCGCCGGCAGCACCGGGGTCAACGTCAACGATGAGATTCAGATGCTCATCGCGGAGACGTACGACAACGCCACGGCGTAAGTTTTCCGCCCCGCCCTACCTGACCGTCGGTCTTTGTCCGGCGGTCGGGTTCAGGGCCAACAACCACCAAGAGCACAAGGATCAAGCCAATGAGCCAGAACAGCAATGGCCAGGCGTCGAAGAATCCGCAGCAGCCACAACAGAACACAGACGCAGACCGGGAGTTCCTCAGAACCTTGCATGACGGCAAAAGCAAGACGGCATCCGTGGCGGTGGCCGAGACCGTCAACGTTCAAGCGGCACAGCCGCCAGAACCGCCGCAAACGGTTGCCGCGCCGACGCGCCCCGTTGCGCCAACACCGCCGCCAGTAGCGCAGGAGAAGGTTTGGCTCGTCAGGTTCCACGCCAAGTCACACCCGAACGACACTGACGATGTTGCGTTGCCGGTAAACGGCGAGATTTTCTTGGCGCGCCGTGACGAAGAGTGCCCATGCCCGGAACGGTTCCTCGAAGCTGCGGATCATGCCATGTATCCGCACTACAAGCAGGAGCCAGGCAAACAACGCAAGATCGCGGCATTCATCCGTCGCTTTCCGTATACCAGAGGCAGCGAGAGTTCGTGGGAAGAGTATCAAAAGTGGAAGACGCAGGGCACGAAGCGGAACCAAGAGCACCTTGACAAGTGGGGCATGGAACGACCGACAGAGGGGTAACACCCAACCATGACGGCTTCCGATATCATCACCCCGGCTAGAAAACTTCTGGCGGATGAGACGGCGACGTACCGCTGGGCGAATACGACGTTGTGGGACCAGTACGGGACCGAGGGGATGCAGGATATTTGGGAGAAGCGGCCAGACGCCAGGTTCACGTCTGCCGGGGTGTACACGACCAGCCTGACGCTGCCGGTGTGTTCCGGCGAAACGTTGCCAACGACCACGCTGGACCTGCAAAACGTCTGGCGCAAAGCCTTGACGGATTACGTGTGCTACCGCGCGTTTTCGCAGGATGCGGATGATGTGCAGAATCTCACCCGCGCGGCTGGGCACAAGATGTTGTACGACGCGGCGCTTGCCGGGGGTTGAACATGACCACGTTCCGGCTCATCAGCGACTTGGAAGAGGAGGTAGCCGAGTATGTACCTCAGTGTCCCCGCGCGCGTGTTCTTACTGCGTTGCGCCGTGCCGCGCGTCAGTTCGCCCAGGAGTCCAGGGCCTGGGTCGAAGAATTGCCCGTCATCGATGTTGTCGCCTACCAGCTTGAGTACAACCTGCTGCGGGGAACCGAAACGGACCCCGTCAGCAATGGCACATTCGCCACAGGCGACCTGACCGGCTGGTCGGGCGCGGGCTGGGCCTACAACGCTGGGCTGCCGAAGCAGGCGCTGCACTCGTCCGGTACAACGGCGCTGAGCCAGACCATCAGTCCGGCGCTGATCGTAAACGATACGTACCTGCTGACGTTCACTGTGACAAGCTGCACGACAGGAACCGTGACGCCGGGGCTCGGCGGCGTGTCCGGGAACGCGCGCAGTGCGAACGGCACTTACACCGAGTACCTGACCCCGACCGCCGCGACCACGTTGACGTTCACGCCCACAACCGGGTTCAACGGCGGCGTGTCCGGGATCACCTTGTACCGGCTGCCGTACAACTTTGTGATCGACCGGCTCGTGAGCGTGGTCAACGAGAGCGTAACATTGGACCGGGACGATTACGACCTGATCAACGGCAACACGCTCAGATTCACGGACGCCGGGGTACCGGCGACCGCCACGGACACCATCTCGGCGTACAGCACCACGGCAACGTACGCCGTTGCTGCCCAAGCGAAGCAGGACGGCAAGTACTGGGACTGCATCACGGCCATCAGTGCCGGGGAGAACTTCACGCAGTCCAAGTGGAGCCAGGCGGTGGACGGCATGTACGTGAAAGTGTTGGCACGGCCTCGTGCCGACAGCGCCTACCTTCCAGAATGGATGATTGACCGTTGGGGCGAAGGCATCGCGGCCCTGGCCGCGTACACCCTTCTGATGGTCCCCAAGAAGCCGTGGACGGACCCAATGTCCGCGGCGGAGCGTCGTTCGGTATACCGCCATGTCCTGAACATGGCTTCCGGCGACGTGAACGTGAGCGACATGAAAGACGGCCCTGACTCGTTCACCGCCTGACCGGGAACGTATGGTCGCACGCACGCACGACGGGACTGGTTGACCTGACGCCCGGCACGGAGCCGACGCATGTTCGAACTCTTTGCACGCCTTTTGGCGCTGCTGGCGCGTAGGAGACACGGGATGTCGAAACTCGACTTCAGAACGTTCGGCGGGCTCATGCCCAAGGTGGCGCCGCAACTGCTGCCCGACCCCGCCGCACAGACCGCGACCAACGTGGACGTGCGCCGCGGCGACCTGCGCCCGGTGAACACGGTGTCTGCGAATTCGTATGAAATGACAGTGCTTGTTTGTGGAACCGCCGGGACGGTAATCGCGACGTGGGCAGCTATTACCGATGGCCATTTTGACATTTCTATTGATGGTACGCCGGCATCAACGGCGGCCATTGACTTCACGGGGGTTACATCAATGGTTCAAGTGTCTGAGAAAATATCCGACCGCCTTTTGTCTTTGGAGATAAAGTGCTATTGGGATTCTACAAACACACGTTTCGTTTTTTTGGGATACGATATTTTAGGACCGTTAACAGTTACCGGTTCTGGAACTGACATTTCTGGGGTTGGTTACATAAATGGCTTGTCGGCAACCGCCGCCGAAGTTAACACTCTTCGGACAATAACAAGCGTTGGAGGCGGCAAGTATGGTTGGTTTCGCGATCCATTTGTGAAACGTGTAGCAAACAATATTATCACGAATGACACATACGAAAGATTGTTCATGGCTGGGAATGGCAAACCACAGCAGTTCTATTCCGAGTCCAGTGTTTATACGATCTACTCTAATTTGCTTGGCATTCAAGTCCCAACGGCAACCCCAATCGCGACTGCCGTTGCCAAGGGTTCTGTCACTTGGACCCGGACATGGTACGCGTACTACGAGGAACCAGACGGTACGCAGGTTGACGCGTTTACGGAAGGTGTTGACTTCACGGTCTCCACCACGACAGCCGGAAGTGTGTACTACACAAAGGTTGGCGGTGTACTTGCCATTCCTGCCAAGGTCACGGCCACGGCAAACGCGGTGTTCGTCCTGTACTTCGACGCGTACGATGCTGACGGGGCGTTGCTGGGACGGTTGTACCCGCAGCACAGCGCGTACAAGGACAACTCTGACTTGTTCATCAACGGCGCGGAAGTAACCGGCAATCAGCTCAACACGAATACAGCGATAATGGACTTGACGTACGACACCAGCCGTGTGTCGGACTACAGCATTGACCGAAAGTACGTCTACGCATACCTGAACTACCCGTTCGACCAGGAGAGCGCACCATCCCCGGCGTCCGCTACCATATCGGTATCGCCGGCGCAGAATGCATCAGTAACCAACCTTGGAATTTACGATCCGAACACGACATACGACACCGGGGACATTACCGTGTTTGTGCCGTATTTGTTGTCAGCGTCAAACTTCTATGTATATACAATACAGCAATATAGGTGTAATTCCGACGCGACAACTGGAAACTGGGACGCTACCCGGTGGGATAGAGTTGAAGACACTAAAGATGGCAAAGTTCGTGGGTCCGTAGATACCATTCGACTGTACAGGACTGTCACTACATCCGCTGGGACTCAATATCAGTTTGTTGCCGATATTGACTGGGAAACACTGCAACCGAAAAAGTACATAACCAGCGAGGACGTTGGGCGGTGGCATCTCACCACCGGCGCCGCTGTTGATCTAGGAGGAGGACTTGTCCGAATATCGTGCGGATCAAATCCGTTTGTGGGCGGAGATTATGTATCGTTTTACGGTACGACAAATTACACCGGAAACTACTATCTCCACAGGACAACCACGTCAAGCAACTTAGTCATTACGGCTACGTATGTAGCGGAAACGTTTAATGAGACAAACAACTACGTTTCTAGCCGTGTCGGTCAACACCAGATGAATCTTGACAACTCGGCCGTGGTTGATAACGGGGACGGAACTGTTGACATAGCCTGCACGTCCCATGGATTTCTTGACGGCGAGGGAATAACGATAGCCGGAACGACAAACTACAACGGTGCCTACACCGCCTTGGCCGGCACGACTGGTTCAAACATCATCGTCATCACAAAGGCATACGTTGCAGAAACGCCACTGGCAACGGCAACTGCCAGATGGACAACCTTGGTTGGCATTACGGTTGAAGGACACGGCCTGTTGGCAGGCGAAAGGTTAGACATAAGCTCGCAAGGGTGCTCGTCGTATATTGGTTCGGTAGTCTCGTCGTCCACAACGACTAACAGAGTGGTGTTTACTGCTACGCATGTTGAAGCGTTGGTCCTTGAAGGGGTGGTACGGCCATATTCGCCGCGCGCCTACGTAGACAGCATCGCGGACGCGGACTGTGGCGACGTGCTGGCGACGGCACTCTGGGAGCCGCCCCCGGACACGCTCGATGGGCTGGTGAACGCGCCCGGCGGCTTTCTGGCCGGGTTCGTAGGAAACACGGTCTACTGTTCGGAGCAGTACTACCCGCACGCATGGCCGTACCAGTACACTGTGCCGCATGCCGTGGTCGGGCTCGGCATCAGCGGAAACATGATCGTGGTCCTGACCGAAGGCGACCCGTACGGCTTGGTCGGCGACGCGCCTGGCGCGCTGTCCCTGATCCGTATCCCGCTCAAGCAGTCGTGCGTGAGCATCAGCAGTATCGTCAGCCACCTTGGCAAGGTCTACTACGCCAGCCCGGACGGCATGGCGGTGATTGCCGGCGGCGAGGGCGCGCTGTTGACCGGGAACCTTTGGACGCGTGCGCAGTGGCAGACACTCGGGCCGACAACGTTGAAGTGTGCCATACATGATGAACAGCTCTACCTGAACTTTGGCACGGCGAGTACGTACATCCTGGACCTGAGCGGGGTTGCCGGTGGCCAGCTCACGTTCACCAATGAGACCATCAACGCACTCTACTCGGACCCGGTAACCGACCTGCTGTACACCACAGCGGCGGGCTACCTGAAGACGATCAACGGCGGCTCAACGGCAAAGGTCGGTACGTGGAAGTCGAAGGACTTTCTATCGGCCAAGCCGGTGCGCTGGTCCAGCGGGAAGGTGCTGGCGGAGTCGTATACGGTCGGAGCCAATGTCGTGACGAACGGAACGTTCACCACTGACCTTACGGGGTGGTCGGTAACAAACTGGCTTTGGTCTTCGGGTAGGCTATACTGCAATAATTCAGCAGGACAAGTGGCTAGTCAAACAATTTCATCGTTGGTTGCCGGGCGAGCGTACAGGGTAACCTTTGACGTGTTGTTCCACATTGAGGTGGGTGCTTCTGCGACGGTTACCGTATCTTTGGGCGGCACGTCTGGGACAATCCGTGTCGGGCCGATATGGGCAACGTTTAGTGAGACCATCATTGCTGGTAGCTCTAACACCCTGTTGACGTTTACCCCTTCAGTGGATTTCTACGCATCGAGGATTGACAACGTAATCGTTGAGCCTCTTGACGTGACTCTGTCTCTTTACGCCGATGGTGCGTTATCTGTCACGATCCCGGTGCTGTCCGCGGCGCCGTTCCGCATTCCGAGCGTGACGCCGAAACGGCGCTGGTCCGTTGAGCTTGTGACCGTTGCCGTAATCAACCAGGTCTGCCTGGGCACGTCCATGGGTGCGATGATCCAACTGGAGCCGCAAGTCTAATGGCGAAGCGTATCCCAACCACGATCCCGAGCACCGCGCTGATCCGCGACGAGAACTTGCGCCGGATCATCGAATCGTTGCGCGTTGACGTGGAGACGCTGTACCGCGAGCGCGGCAACCGCCGGGACAGCGCTGTACTGGCCGGTGAGCTTCAGGACGCCGGGTTGATCGGGTTCAGCGACGCCGGGGTGATGTACGGCCGCACGCTGGACACCACCCCGGAGTTCGACTCCACGGTGTTTGGCGCGCCACCCAAGCCGGTCTGGAGCGGGCTCACGGTGTCCGGGGCAAACATCGTGGCCGCCTGGACCGCACCGTCGACCTACGGGCTTTGGAAGAGTACGGAAGTCTGGACCTCGGCCACGGCGGCGTTTACCGACATGGTGCGGTTGAGCGAGGTCATGGCGTCAACCGCCACGGCGAACGTGCCGTTCACGCCAGGGACCGATATTTTCATCAAGGTCCGATTCACCGGCACGAATGGCCGCGTGGGACCGTTCTCAGAGGTTGCCGCGCACGTGACCGACACGCTCGACGCAACCGCAGGCCTGGCAACCGGCACGCACGCCCTGACCGAAACGTTGCCGGACAACTGCATTGTGACGTACGCCTACTACGATGTAGGGACCACGTTCACCTCGTTCTTGGACCTGGCGACGATTGCGCTGGGCATTGCAACAGATGACGCCAGTGGTATCAAAGCTGCGGTCGCCATCAATGACGCCGCGAACCCATGGGACGCCGGGGCCGGCAAGCCGACCGACGTTGACGGGACCGCACCGAACTACACCACACAGACCACGGCGGCCCGCGCCGTACAGGCTATAGTAGGCGTAGAAAACCTAACGGCCGGCGTCCTGACGCTGTACCTGTTCTACAAGGTGCCCGCGCCGTACAGGCTATAGTAGGCGTAGAAAACCTAACGGCCGGCGTCCTGACGCTGTACCTGTTCTACAAGGTGACATGACATGGCCAAAGAACTGACAGTTAAGCCACTTGTGATCGATGACATTCCGACCATCATTGAACTGGCGCGCGAGCTACATTCTGAAGTGGAAAGGGAATGGCCGGAATGTCCGGCGTTCAACCCAGAACTGGTCGAACAGCAAATTTTCCAGTGCATGTACATCCATGTCTTGTTTGCGTTTGGCCTGTTTGCCAGTGAGAAGTGCGTCGGTATGATCGTGTTTACAGTCTACCCGTGTTTTGGTATCGGTTGTGTGTTGGGCAAAGAAGCGATGTGGTACGTGCAACCAGAGTACCGCAGCGGCGGACTACAGCTTTTGACGGCGTTCGAGAAGATGGCAAAAGAGAAGGGCGCGGCACAGCTTGAGATCGGGCACTTCCCAATGATTAACGGGGAACGGATGGCGAAACTCTACGCGGGACTCGGCTACAAACTTCAACAGATGCGATATCTCAATCCGATTGGAGAGTGAGTTATGTGTATTGGTGCCATTGCCGTCGTTATCGCCGCCGCCGGCTCTGGATATTCCATCTATTCCAGCGAGCAGCAGAAGTCAGCCGCCGAAAAGGCGCGCAAGAAGGCGAAGGACGCGCTGAACGCGCAGCAGCAGCTTAGCGGCGAACAGTGGGCGCACTATCGCGACACCTACAAGCCCATGCTGACCGGGCTCGTTGACTTCTCGAAGAAAGACGAGTACGCGGGCAACATCGAAGGCTCGATTGCCGGGATGGCCAAGCAGGAACAGGGGATACTTGGTGGCGCTGCTGTTGGCGCGGGCACAGGACGTGGGCTTGATCCATCACAGTTCCAGCAATCTTCTACCCTGGCAACCCTTGGTGGTCTGGCTGGCGCTGAAACGGCGCAGCGGCTTGCTTCCGTGCGGCCGTCCCTTGAGGAAACGGCATGGAACCGGCGCGTGGGCCTGGTCCAAGTCGGACGCGGCATGCCTGGACAGATTGAATCCGGCTACGGTGCTTTGGCTGGGCAGTATGGCCAGCAGGCTGCACAGAAGTACCAGCAGTCCGCGCAGAGCGCGCAAACAGCCGGGAAGTTTGTGGGCATGGGGTTAAGTGCGGCGTCATACATGTAATTCTTTGAGGATACGTACATGCCAGAGACCA